CGCCAATGCCCGCACATACGGGCTCAGGGCTTCGGCGAGCCCTTGCTGAAATTCCCCCACTCGCCGATGTGCTTGGCCACCTGCTCGGCGATGAAGCCGATGGTGGTGTCGGCATACACGGCCTTGTGCAGCGCCTCACCCTTCAGGCCGTCGCATTCGATGTTGGCCGAGAAGTCCTTCGTGCAGCCAGCAAGGAACTCGGCCTGCTCGCGCGCCTTGTCCTCGGCGCTCTGGTCCATCCTGCCCTTCTTCTTGAGCTTGTCGATCATCCGATTCGACTGCGCCGCCTGCGCCCGGGCGTAGGCTTTGGAGCCCGGCCCGTACACCGTGACGGTCATCGGCTTGCCGTCTTCGCCCTTCATGGGCGCTTCGTTGGAATCGACCAACGCAATGATGCTTGTTTCTTCCACCGCGAACGTGCGGATGTCCACGCGAACCTCCTGTAGTTGTGATGCTGCTTTTAGGCAGCGACGGTCGAGACGATCCCCACGCCTGCGCTGTTCGTGGTGAGCTCCAGCGTCATGCTTGCCGAGCGGATCGAGTCCACGCTGGTCGCGGCCTTCTTGAAGGACATGACCTTGGCCTGGAAGTAGTCCACGTCGCCGCCCTGATATACCACGCGGAAACTGTAGTCGTTATCCGAGGCGAGCGCCGCCAGCGCGACCACCTGGCCAGCGTCATCGTTGTCGAGGCCCAACTGCAGCGTCTTCGAGCCCTCGTTGAACGATCCCTTGAACTTCTGCACGCCGCGCGATGCGATCGGCATGTGCGTGACGAGCGCGTACTCGCGCCCGTGCTCGCCGCCATCGGTGATCTCGCCGATCACAGTCCAGTCCATGCCGGTGTCTTCGTACCCGGCCTGGTCGAACGTCACCGGCTGCTCTGCCGCGATGCTGATTACGGTCCCTGCTACGCTTTCGACTGCCGAGGTCATGATGGTGTCCTTTCAAGTGTTACTACGCAGATTTCCAACGTACGAAAAAATCACGTGACCCGCTGTATAGAGCTGCGGCTACGTCGGCGAGGTCAGGGCCTTCGATATCAGGGAGGATGCTGTCCACCGTCACCCCGTTTATCGTTCCGCGCTGATTCGGGCACGCAGCAAGGACCAAAGCGAGAATCGAGCGCAGCGTCGGATATCCACCCCCGGCCGGCTCGCCCTCTGGTCCCTTCACCAAGACCGTCACCTGCACCCGGTCGGTATGCATCCTATTCGGCTCGGTCATGGCGAGAGTCAAACGCGGCACCCCGCTCACCTGCGTCACCTGGATCGCCGGCAGGACTGTGTTGAGCGGCAGCTCGCCCGCCATGATCCGCGCGGCCGGAACCTCGGCGATCAGGGGCGCGTTCGTCTTGAGCAAATGCCAAATGGCCCGGACGCCGCTCATTATTCGTCACCGTCCAGCTTGACGTGCGCCGTGTCGAGGCCGTGCTTCTTGGCGAGCAGCGCGCGCATGTGCGTCGCCATGGCCTGCACCGAGGCTTGCGCCTGCGTGTCCATGGCCGGGCGCATATAGGGGCGCGCGGTGATACCGGGGTGCTCCACGGTCTTCGTGAACCTGCCACCGAAGGAAAGCCACCCGCCGATCTTCGCGGCGATGTCGTGCGCCTTCGTGCCGTACTCGAGGAAGTGGGCATAGAAGACGGCCGCTCCGGTCTTCTTGTTCCGCCCGCCCGCGCGAATGTAGGCCGTCACCTTCCCACCGCGGGCCGAAGTGCCCACGCGGATGCTGTCCCTCAACGCGCCAGCATAGCCGCCGTACAGCCTGCGGTTCTTCTGGCTCGGCGGTCCGACCGGCGCCCGCGCCTTCGCGTCATTGCGGATCAGGTTCGCGCCCTGACGCATGGAGCTGCGCATGACATTTTTTTCCATCTTCACCGGCAGACGGTCGAGGAACTTCTGAAGGTCAGCGAGACCCTTGACGTTGCGGAGTTCGGCCATCAGAACTTCCACCTGAAGCTAACAGGACGCCGCAGCTTGTCGCGCGTCCAGTCGAACCATAGCCACGCCGCAGAATGAATGCGCGGTCGCATGATCCCGTAGGCTTGTGCGAGCGCGATGGCGAGTGGGGTAAGTTTCATCCTAGCTGCTGTACTTTTCGAGGACCATCTCGATCATCGACTTGCGCCCGTCTATGTCAGCCGGCCCGCCCACGATCTGATACACGACATCGCTGTCGCCGTGCACGGTCACGCGCATGGACGAGTTGATGTCATCGCGCCAGCGCATGCGCAGTCTCGTTTGGTTGCGCGCCACGGCAAGGCCCTGCGTCACGGCTTCCGAACGGCTCGGCAGCGCGTCCTGGACCTCGGCCCAGAAACGCTCGGCGACCACAGGCGAGCCGGGCAGAGCCACCAGCGGCACCCAAGTAACGATGGGCGTCCCGTAGGTCGCGTCTTGCGTCGTTTCCTTCTTCTCGATCGTGACCTGTCTATCCATGCGCCCGGCCCTCATGCACGCTGCTCCTCGCGCTGCTCCTGGTTCCACAGCGCGAGCGCGGCAAGAGAGTTCTCCGCGACCCTGCCCTGGTACTGGCAGCGCAGGCAGATGTAGCGCCACTTGCCCGGCTCCACGATCTCGTGATAACCGGGGCCGCCGCAGCCCTTGCACCGCTCTACGCCGCGATCTTGTCGCATTCCGCTACCCCCGCCAGCACGATCAACTGCTCGGCCGTGCTTTCCTGCAGCACCCTGAGAGAGCCGAAGTAGGACTTGATCCAGCGCAGCCACTCATGGTGCGTGAGGATGGTGACGTGCGCGTTTCTCCCATCCGGCAACTTCGCGCGCGCAAGCTTCGTCGAGATCGTGAACAGCGCCCGGCCGCTCTTCGAGCGCACCTCGGCGAGTACCTGATCGACACCTGCCATCGGGATATGCTCCATGACATCGCAGCACAGCACCAGATCAAAACTGTGGCTTGACAGCCGCCGGAACTGCCGGATGCCTGGGTCATATCGCTCGATGCGACGCCCGCCGTCCAGCCAGAAGTGCGCCACCAGATCGGAACGCCCGCATCCGTAATCGAGGATTGACTTAGGCTGGAGCTTGCGCACCAACTCGGCCACCATATCGAGGTGTAGCTCGGTCGCCGAGTCCCCGTAGTGCCGCGTTTCGTGCATCTCTTTGTAGGCCTCGACGTGATCCTGGTAGTCCGGCAAGTCCCTGCAGAACGCGAAGGCCGCGATGCTTTCCCGGCCTGCGTCCGTCTCGTGCGTTGAACGCTCCAGCACCCGGAATCCGTAGAGCTCCATACACGAAACGAACCCGACATCGCTCCAGTAGTAAAGGTGCTCTCCGGGCTTGTAGTGCTTCGACTCCCTGATCCGCTTCACGTCATGGAACACGGGGAACGCCGCGAGCACGATGCCGCCCTTCTTCACGCGCGAGACACAGGCCCCGGGGTCTTCCATGTGCTCCAGCGAATCCCAGCACGTCACGGCATCGAACTCCTCGACGCGCTCGCCGTAACAGCCTGCCGCCTTCAGGCGCTCAACCGCCTCTGGGATGACATCGAACCCTTGCGTTCTGAACCCGGCCTCGCGCGCACGTCGCACGAACGCGCCGGTGGCGGCGCCGATGTCGAGAACGGACGCACCGGATGCGTGGCGAAGCAGCATCGCAACGCGCCCGTCGTTCAGCGCCTCGGCAATCGGCCCGCGCGCGTAGGCGTCATAGTTCGCCAAGTACGTGGCGTCGTAGACCTTGCGGCCTTTCGTCATGTCGCGCTGGTAGGCGACTCCCCGGTGCTCGCACAGCATCAAGTCACCGTCCGCCACGCAGTCGAACCGGCGGATCAGGCGGTCCATAGAGCGAACTTTTCTTGAGTCGCCACGTTGCCAAGTCGGCCGCAGAGTTTCACCACCGCAGGCTGCGCTGCCCAGTGCTCGTGCATCAGCACACGACCGGCGCGGCGCACGAGCGCGAAGTCTGATTCCGTGTCGCGTGCATGGTCTCCATCCAAGTAGGCGGCATCGAACTGCAGCGCATCAATCACCGCAGCCTTCGCGGCATTGTCTTTTACGACGTGGAATTCGATGTTACCCACACCGAGCAGGGCGACGATCTCGTGCCGCAGCAACGTGTCCATGATGTCCACGGTCACGACGCGCCGGAAGTGACGCGCGAGTACGACTGCCGTCAGCGCGTTCAGCGTCCCGATCTCCATGCACGTATCGCCCTTGAATCCATGCGCGACTATGAAAGCCTCGAAGCCTTCCAGCACCGACGAGCGCCGAAACGCTGCAGGGCCGTACTTCTCAAAGACCTGCATGAGCTGCCGGTCACGCAGCAACGTCCAGAATCGCTCATAAAACTTCTTCTCTTCGTCTAACTCGCTCACGGATACTTCTCGTCGTAAAGTACGGTCGCAAGAAGCCGCTTATGGAACAGTCTCTCAGGCGCATGGTTTTTCGCTCTGGTCTTAGAACGCAATGCGCGCACGGAATAAATGCACGTCACTGGCTTATCTAAAGTTTCAGCCATGGTCGTCAGATAGCAATGCTCACCGCAGAATTCATCAGCAGCATGTGCAAGATCAATCGCATCGGTCACCGCCAGACGCCCCATAAGATCCAACTCGCTCTGGTACTTCACGCCTGGCTGCACAAAATCAGGATGTCCCATCTTCACGCGGAAGCAATCCGAGCGAGAGCGCAGATATGTATCAAGCGCCTCGTCTCGTGGGCAGAGTAGTTCTTGCTCCTCAGTACGCGCGATGCGCTGCGGCTGATAGAGGAGAAGTTTGCGTCCTGCCGCGCTGCGCTTAACGCGGTCCAGCAACGCCTGATTTTTAACCTTCCAGTCGATGCGCAATTCGACAGGTTCAAATATTCCAGCGAACTCGCACATACCGACAAAGCGGTCCGCCCCATCCCGCAATGGACGTGACAGCGCATAGGCAAAGTGCCGCATCTCTTCCACCGTCTCGGCCTGCGAGATGCACTTGATCTCGACACGCAAGCAACGGAACACTTCCGGCCATCTCGTATAGACCGTAATCGACTCGTCGCCTTTCAGGAGATGCAGTACCGCAGCGCGCAACTGCAGCGCGTCACCCAAGCCGTTCGCTGCTCGAATGTGGATCATTGCGGTCGTATGGAGGTCCACATCGCGAAGACGCCAGACACTTCCAGTTTGCCGCCCTGGATCGAATTCACGAACCTATAGACATGATCTGGGTTCGGCGGACCACGGTTGTCGTAGTCGTGGAACAGTACACGGCCGCATCGCTTGACCAGCGCGAAATCGAAACGCACAGCCTGATCGTGGTGCGCGCCGTCCACGAATGCGAAGTCGAAGTCAAGCGCATCCACAATCTTCTTCTTCTCGGCGTCGTCTTTCACCGACACCATCTCCACGTTCTTCACGCCGAGCGACTCCCAGAAGGCATGCCGGTCGATGCTGGGTTCGTCCACGTCGATAATCCCGTGAACCAGATCAATGGTGACTACTCGTTCGCAATACTGCGACATCTCGGCCGCCGTGCAGCCTCGGTAGGTTCCGATCTCCAGGATCGTGCGATAGCCCTTCCCGGCGAGCAGGCGCTCGAAGATCACCATGTCGTCGTGGCGAGTCGCACTCTTCCGAAGATAGCGTTCGCTATACAACTCGATGATGCGATCGCGAATCGCGCTCATGCTGTTACCAGAGCAATCATCTGCTGCAGCTTCTTGTCGAACACGAGAGGATGACGATGCGCGTTCTCCGCCAGCCAGGCGCGCTCCAGGTCCGGGCGGTGCCTGATCGGGTCGTCCGGGTTCTTCGCTCTCCATTTCTCGTCCACGTTGTGCAGGCCAGAGTTGAAGAAGTCGAACCCGGTCAGGTAGACCTCGGCCGGCTCACAGGCGAGCACGTCGAGGATGGCCGCGAAGCCAGTCGTCGGCTGGTGCTTGCCGAGCAGCTCGAATTTGGCGAGGAACCGCGCGTCGTCCGGTACGAACGTCTGGCAGAACCACCAGCCAGCCCTCTGCCGGTAGATGTAGCGGTAGTCCACGCCCTCGTGCTTGCCACGCTGCTCGTGCCATGCGCTCGACAGCGGCTTTGAATTCGGCAGCTTGCAAAGGCACAACTTCACGCCATCGCGCTGCAATTCTTCAGCGGTCTTACGGATGCTGCTGCCGTAGAAACTGTAGTAAATGTCCGTTCGGAAGCCGGGCGCCTCTCCTAGTTTGTAATTATTTACGCGGCAAACTACTTCATGACTATCTATAAAGCCCTGGGCATTGTGGAGACATGAAGGCGCACTCCCCACTATCGCTACATTTTTCCCACGGAAATACTTAGCGGCTTCCTCAAATGTTATGAACCGCGCCGCGCTTTTTCCGCATGCGCTCCCGTCCACACGCACGGCAATTTCTTGTGCCGTTCGGGTGGTGGTAGCAGTTTGCTTCGTCATACGGATGGCCTTTGGGACAATGCGTAATCAACTCGGCTCGCGCTCTATGGACCTGCGCAACTACACCACGGTTGATGTTTACCGCGCGAGTTACCGGCTCCAAATGATCAGGATTGACGCAGCAGCGCACGCGACACAAATGATCTAAATCGAGCCCCGCAGGAATCGGCCCAATGTGCATTTCGAATGAAACCCGGTGTGCCAGCTTCAGCTTCTTGCTGAAGCTCCCTTCCCAGAGAAGGCCGTAACCGACGCCATTGCAGCCGCCTATCCATATCCAGCAACCAGACCACGGGACGCGCTCTACCTTTTCCCAGAACCGCTCTGCCGTGGTTTTCTTCGGTGCTACGATTCGCGCAGTCATCGCCGCAACTCCTTATCCGAGTTAGGTGGTGATTAGAGGCCGAGCAGTGTTAGCGCACTGTTCGGCCTCGCCTATTTTAATCCACGCACTCAGAAAAGGGCACGAAATGCAGCCGCCGCATCCTCGATGCCCTTCACGCCGGCGTCGTCGCGCACGTAGGCAGACGAGGGCTTCGAGAGCAGCTTCGCCGGCGTCATGCAGGCGATGAACGGGTGCGGAGACTTCTCAATCGCATGCGACCACAGCACCAGC